ACTTCCAATGACCAAGAGACATGGCTTGCGGCGAAACTTGCAGAAACGCTTGATTCAAACAACGCCGCATACGGGTTCTCCGTAATCTTCCTCTGCCACTTCCCCCTCGATGATTATAGCGGGAACAACGAGACATGGGACGATTCGTCCCACAAGTTCATCTATAACCAGAATCAGGGGGGCGGGCATATAATGGATGCCAAAACTGGCTATCAGGTGCCGTTCCACTATGGAAGTTCTTATACGGCTGAAAAGAAATACTCATTGCGGAAAAGAATCGGGACAGCCGGCAGCACTTCCTATACGAAGGGAGAAGAAAACCCCATCGGTGACATCATCCAGACCTGGGTGAACAATGGTGGAAAGTTCGTTGTTTGGCTTTCCGGACACACCCACTCGGAGTATATGTACTATCCCGCAAAGTATCCTGGGTTGCTTGTCATGGGACTTCCCCAGGCCGGCAACACCCGTGGGACGCCGTTCGGGAACAGAAGCGACGCATCGCCGATGCATCCTGCGGCAAACATCCTTGTCGTGGACACTCAAAACAAGTTACTCAAGGTGATTCGGTTCGGAAATATTCTCGACAAGAACCTGATTAGCCGCGAGTATCTGTGCTACGATTATCAAAACAAAGCCGTACTCGGAAGTCGATAACTTTCGGCCCTAATTGATTGAGTTTTCGCTTGGATAAGTCGCTGAAAATTCGTAACTTGTAAGAAAAAGAAGGACTATGAATATCAAAGATTTGATGGTCGGGGATTGGGTGCAAAATGACCTCGGCGAAATCCAACAGGTTTCCGAACTGCAAGAAAGGGGTGCGATGCTATTTTACAATGACATCTACCCATACGAAGATATTGAGGCAATCCCACTATCGGCAGAAATCCTCGGAAAGTGCGGTTTTGAAAAGAGATCGAACTATGAGATTTATGCTATCATCCGTGATGAATACGAAATCCGTTTCTTTCCGAAAAAAAACACGGTGCGGTTTATCTTGATGGATGCCTACAACGATTATGTAGAACACGAATATGCAATGCCTTGCAAATTCCTTCACGAACTGCAACACGCAACCACGATGTGTGGAATAGACATTCACTTCCGGCCCTAAATGAATATGGTAACATTTGACAAAAAAGGAATAACCTTCGATTGCGAAGATATTAAGGCCCGCGTTGAAATTGATGCAAGTAAGATGCTTGCACAACTTGAAGAACTTTTCAACCGCTTTTTGAAGGACAAACACAGTCATTCTCGGCCCTAATTGACTGACTTACGAAAGCAAAAAATCGCTATCTTTGTACTGGCATTCGTTGCCGTGTTGAAATAAAAAGGTGTTAAGGGTTGGAGCGATCCAACCCTTTTTCGTGCAGTTTTTGTCTTCCAGTTGTCTGCGCGGGGGAACCTTTGGCACGGATTGCTATTCGGCTCCCGGAGAGGAATCGGCATTGCAAGCCGATCCACGCAGGGAAAAGAATGAACGGGAGTGTCTCCCGACAGTCCCGTTCCGCAATTCTAACCTAAAACTTAACCTATGAAAAAACTATTCGTCCCAGGTGCGTGGGAGCCGGTTGCCCTCTTCGTTTTCCGCGATTTTTGTCTTACTTTTGTCTGCACCAAACTTCGCACCATTGCCGATGGTCACCGCCAAACCCATCGTCATCCCCTCCAACAAGCGGAGGGATGGATCGTACCTCGTCTTCGTCCGCGTCTACTTCAACGGGAAGGTGAGGCGCATCCCCACATCGGTGGTGTGCCGACCCGGTGACCTGACGCGTGGCTTGAGGATAAAGTCCCAGTCGGTGCTTGAGGCGGCCGGACTGGTTGTGAGGCAGATGATGGGGGCGGTGGAAGGACTGACTGACGCGCAGCTTGAGGGGAAGGATGTGGACTGGGTGGTGGCGCGGATGAAGAGTGCAGATGTCTTGCACAATTTCCGTCTTGACTTCTTCCAGTTCGCGGACAAGGTCATCCAGTCCAAGAGTGCCGGAGGCAGATGCCAGTATGTGACGGCTTGCCACACCTTCGCGGAGTTCCTGGGTAGGCGCGAGATCGACATCAATGACATCACCAAGCCTCTGCTTTCGGACTTCCTCCAATGGATGGACGGGAAGGCGTTTTCCTTTCAGTCTGGGCGCGTATCTCCGTCCAGACGGGTTAGGATACCAATGGGCGCGGAAAGCCGTAATATGGCCAAATTGGCGCACATCTTCAACAAGGCGAAGGAGATGTACAACGATGAGGACGGAGGGACGATACTGATACCGCGCAGTCCGTTCACGGGGATGATACCGAAGCACCCCAGGAGCAGGGCGAAGAAGCCGTTGTCGGTGGAACTGGTGCAGAGGATGATTGACGCACGGCATCGGTTGCCCACGGTGCAGACTGCGTTGGATGTGGCGGTCTTGTCATTCGCGCTCTGCGGGGTGAACCTCGCGGACTTGTACGAAGCTGCCGACATCGGTGATGTGTGGGAGTACAACCGGAGGAAGACGAGGGATCGGAGGATGGACGGAGCGGAGATGAGGGTGACAGTCCCGGAGTGCGTGAAGAACCGGCTCCCCTCGCTCGTCTCCCTGCACCGGATGGCGGGGAGGGACAAGTACGCCACGGCAAAGGTCAACAAGGGGTTGAAGCGGTGGTGCGAGGACGAGGGGATACCCGTGTTCACCTTCGGGGCCATCCGTCACTCCTGGGCAACGATAGCACGATACAAGGCGGGCGTGGAGAAGGCAACGGTGGACGAGTGCCTCTGCCACATCGGTGACTACCGGGTGACGGACATCTACCTTGAGCGGGACTGGGGGTTGTTGGACGATGCCAACCGGAAGGTGCTTGAGCTGTTCAAATGGTAAAGGAATGGCGGTTTTCTTGTCAAATCTTACGAATGTGTGAAAGATTTTACCATTTCATCCGTATCTATATTTGTGGGGTAGAGACTCTTTTTCTCTTCATAGTCGAATTTGGTTTTAGTACAAGGACGGGGATGCCGTGATGGTATCCCCGTTTCCGTTTTCGTGCGAACCTATATTTGAATGCAGAACGATGGGAATCGTCCGTTCCGTGTTTTTTTGTTTTTTCATATGTATAAGTATGTTTTCCCGCCATTGCCGTGAGGTACTGGCGGTTTTTTATGACGGGAGGCCGTCATCGTCACGGAGGAAGAAGAGGACATCAATGAGCCGGAGCATCGCTTCCGGATTCCCTTCGATGCGTTCCGCTTCCAGTATGTCCTCCGGCCTTACGGAAATCCGCTCTTCTATATTTCCATCGTGTGAATCACTCATCCATAGGGTGTTTAGAGTTTGGTGTTTTTTGTCAAGGGGTCGCAGGGATGCGCCCCCTTTTCATTTGAGTGCCATCACCATCAGGACGCGATACCACCCACGGATGAAGCTGCGCGGGATTGTATATGACTGGTACGCGGGGTTCACCGACACGCACTCCACTACCGATGGATCGTCCGTCTTTCTCACCTTCTTGATGACGGCTCCGTCCGGAGTGTCAAGCACATAGGTCTCGTTCCAGGCGATGAATGTCTCGCTCACTTTCTTGATGAGGACGCGTGAACCTGAAGGATACTCCGGAGCCATTGAGTCACCAGTCACTTCCATTGCATAGTCCGCGCCCTTGATGGGGGACACGATCCGCTCACAGTCATACTCGCTCACTCCCTCCACATAGTCTCCTATCGTACCGCCCCTCGCTTCGTATGGGATGACACAAATTTTGTTTGAGTCGGAATCGGTTGTCGGTTCGTATTCCAGGGTGTGTTCTTCGGAGAAGGCTTTCACCTTCGCAATCATACTGTCGGTCAGGTTGTCCGGTCTGCTACCCATAGCACCGGAGAGGGTTGTTGGATTGAAATCCAATAACTTGGCGAACTCCGCTCTCGTCCGGCACAGTCCCTTCGCACAAGCCAGACCGAATACCTTATTGATGTACGCCATCTTCTCAAGGTTGGTCATACTCTAACTAAATTTGTAATGTACTCTTAATTTTTTTGTAATGCCTATTGCGGAACTCAAATTTTGTTTGTACCTTTGTCCCGTCAGTTAGATACAAAGATACAAAGAATTTTTAATAACACCTTATAAACTCAACGCCTTATGACAACCGAATGGACTCCCGAAAGAATTTCCGAACTGGAAAACTGGGCAAAGAAGCACACCATTGAGAAGAACTACGCGAAGGGCATTGCCGACAAGATTGACTCCCTTGAGTCTCTCAACGGCCAAGTCCGCAGGGCCTACGAAATCGATCTCGCCTATGAGGAACTGGAGGTGATGTGGGCGATGCAAGACCGGATGGAGAAGTCCATAATGATGAAGATTAAGCACTTCTTCGTCATCGTCTACGGAGAGAAGCAGAACCCCTTCACTTGCAACTTGAAGGGCAAGGACTATCTGGAACACTACTGGTCCTTCCGCGACTTCGTGAAGGGATGCGGATACGGCATCAAGTTCAACTAAACCACCCAAGCAGAATCCGGTGGCTAATAACACAAATCAGTTTTTGGGAACCCGGAGCGGGTGGGATGCTCCCTCCGGTTTTTAAGCAAACTCAAACAAACATAGATATGACCACTCAAAAGAATTCGCTCCGTGCGAGAATCATCCAGATGAAACCGGGAAGCACCATCGCGGTGTCTCTCGCGACCAACAAGTCCGTCACCGTCTACAACTACGCCTCCTTCCTGGGGCGCGAACTGGGACGGGTCTACTCCACGCGCTTCGACCGCGAGGCCCGCGTCATCATCGTCACCCGCGAATCCTAATCAATCACACCTTTAATCAACACGAACAATGAGCAAGCAGAAAATTAGTGACATCCTCGGCTACATCTGCATCATCGCAATCTTGGCCGGATGCGTTGAAGGACTGGACGGAAGCCTCACCTGGTGGACTGTCGGCTGCCTCGCGGTGGCGGGTCTCTGCGGATGGGCATCCAAGAGACTGGAGGGCGCACGATGAGCAACATCAAGACGAAGAACCTCTGCCTCCGGTGTTGGCACTATGTGCAGGGGAAGTGCGTCAAGCAACCCGATGACTACTGCAAAATCACTCGATCCAAATGATTAACCTCCACAACTTCCCGCTCCCGTGGCAGATGTCGCGCAGTATGTTCGACACCGAAGAGGAATACCAGTACGCCCTTGAACACTACGATGAACTCTACAACGAAGCGGAGGACATCGCGATGGAGAGATACTACGAAGAGAAACACCAATAACACCTTTAACAATTATCAACTATGGATGAAAATCTCATCACCCCCACGCAGAACATCGCATTTGCCGCGATGAAAGACGGCTCCTTCATTTCCAACCTCAAGGAAGGAGGAAAGACCAACCCGATGTACATCTCCCAAATCTTCTCGTCTTTGCGAGATATGGTTAACACAATGGAGAAGGTAGACCTCGCAATCTTCGCCTTCGTCTACCTCCTGGAAGCAAGAGTACTACAAGACTGCATTCAGCGGAAGATTGAGGCAATGAGGGACTAACACACCAATAACACCTTTTTACTATGGATGAAATAAGATTGCTCCAAAAGGAGGACATCGAAGTCCGGGTGGCGCAGACCACCACAACCAACGGAGGCGCGGTCAAGGCCAACCTCCTTATCTACAAGAACGCCCGCGTGGATATGAAAATCCTGGACGAACTCTACGGCCCTATGGGTTGGAAACGATCCCACCGCCTCATCGGTGACCGCCTCTACTGTCTTGTCGAAGTATGGGACAAGGAGAAGAAGGAATGGGTCGGCAAGGAGGATGTCGGCACGGAGTCCAACACGGAAGCGGAGAAGGGCCAGGCAAGCGACTCCTTCAAGAGGGCGTGTTTCAACTGGGGCATAGGCCGTGAGCTGTACACCGCCCCGAAGGTCTCCGTGGAACTTTCCGACAAGGAGTACGGCAAGGGCAATGACGGCAAGATTCGCGTGTGGCAGACCTTCGATGTGAGCGAGATCGGATACGATACAAAGACCCGCACCATCACCTCCCTGACCATCGTTGACCGCTTCGGGAATGTCCGCTTCCAACTGGGGGCCTCCCAACCGGCTCCGGAAAAAACTTCCGGCAAGAAGACCGCGCAGAAGGCCGTGGAGCCGAAGACCGCTCCGCAAAAATCTTCCGGAAAGGACATCTCCACCCTGCTCCCCGGTGGCGCGGACTACCTCAAGGTGGTGGCCGCCTTCGCGCAGAACAAGACCTCCAAGTCCGGAGCCGACTATCGCACCGTATGGCAGACGATGGTGAACGCCACCAAAGAGATGATGGACACCTTCGACCGCGATGTGCAGTCCTACCGATTCGAACACAACATCACACCAGTATTCTAAACATCAACCACTATGGACTACAAGGAATTGCAAGACATTCTCTCCAGTCTGGACTACGCGTCCTACAAACTGGAATGCGCCTACGCGGAGAACGAAGGCGAAGTTACTGACGAGACGGAGATGATGGAGGCCGAAGTGACGGCACTCCGCACCCTGCTCAACACGGAGTGCGTTGACTTCCTGGGCCGTTGGCTCAAGGGCAAGGAGGACAAGAAGAAGACCCTCAAGGCAGAGAAGGACTACCTCACCCGGCAGATGGAGGCGGTGGACAACACCATCGCGTTCGTCAAGGCGAAGATTCGCGAGGTGATGGATATGACCGGATGCGAGAAGGTGAAGGGATCGCTCGGCTACTCGTTCGCGACCGCGACCTCCACACGGACGGAGGTGGACAAGGACATCCTCTGCGACCACTACCAGTCCCTCGTTGAAGAGGCCCTGAAGGACATCCTCCCTCCGGATGTGACGGTGACCCTCTCCGCTTCCGTCTCCAAACTGGAGGCAGACGCGGAACTCCCGGACTACTACCACCGGACGGAGACCCCCACGATCCGCTTCACGAAACCCCGTGCAGGGAAGGAGTAAACTTTACGGAAAATCGGAAAACGATATTTGAGTAGCAGAAGTTCGTGGCGGCGAACTGCAAGACGATTTACTGACCTGCTACAAGTATGCACTCGACCGCCATCGGTGCAGAAAGTGGCAGGTCATTTGGTTTAACAAATGAGCAAAGTGAACTTTTCACCAACTGACGGATTCCACCTTCAAGGGTGGATGGTGACCGAACTGGGACTTACTGGAGGCGATTTGTTCACCTTCGCCCTGGTTCACCAATTCTCGCAGTCCGGAGCCGGAATCTACAAGGGGAACACATCCTACTTATCACAATGGACTGGATGGACGGAGAACACAAGCAGACGGCACTTGAACCGCCTTGTCGAAATGGGACTGATTCAGGAACTCCGTGGCAGGGAGAACAATTCACCCTACTGTTTCTACAAACTGGCCGAAGACTTCTACGAAAAGCACCCCTCAATAATTGAGGTGTCACCCCGCAAAAATAGTGGTAAGCACCCCTCAAAAATTGAGGTCTCCACCCCTCAAAAATTGAGGGGAGAATATACTAATACGAATATACTTATCGAACAAGGGCCTACGGCCCAGGGCGAAGCCGTTCACGATTACACCGATGCGGACTTCAAGGCCGACCTCATCCAACTGGGGGTGACGGAGCAGACCGCGACCGACTGGATGAAAGTCCGCAAGAAGAAGGGAGGCGTGAACACACGCAAGGCTATGGACGGGATCGTCCGCGAGGTCGGCAAGGCTCAACCCTACGGATACACCGCAGAGGACTGCATAGGCAGGGCGGTTGAGAAGTCCTGGGTAGGGTTCGAAGCCAAGTACATCATCCCGGAGCTGTCCACCGATGTCAAGAAGGTGGACAACCCTTCAACCAGATTCCAATCAAAAATGAAAATCAACGGACTATGATAGACGATAAGACCATACGGCAATGGTGGGAGATATTCCACACGGAACTCCCGCTCACCGAAATCCGGATACTCTCCGGTGGCAAGAACTACTCCGGCTACTTCACCGATGCGGAGACCGCCATCGCGCAGATGAGACAGTACGATGGATGCGGTATCTACGCGACCCTCAACGAAGTCAAGGAGGCTTGCTATGACCGCTCCCAACACGATGTCATCATCGCGAAGCCGAAGTCCACCACCAATGACGGGGACATTGAACGGAGGCGGTGGATATTGATTGACTTCGACCCTGAACGCCCTTCCGACACCAACGCGACCGATGCGGAGAAGAAGGAGGCAGAGCTGCGGATGAGGGCCGTGTGCCGTTTCCTCCGTGACGAGGGTTTCAACTGGCCCGTCATCGCGGATTCCGCGAACGGATACCACCTCTACTACAAGGTCGATCTACCCAACGATGACGAGACAACGGACATCGTCCGCGACTTCCTCCGCGCCCTGGACGCACTCTTTTCGGACGAGAAGGTGAAGGTGGACATCTCGGTGTTCAACGCATCGCGCATCGTGAAGGTCATCGGCACATCGTCCAACAAGGGGACTGGCACGAAGTCAAGACCGCAACGGGTGTCCTCCTTCATCTATGTACCGCCCTTCGTCCTTGAGACCGGGAAGGCGTATGTCAAGAAGGTGGCGGGTATGTACCCCAAGCCGGAGGCCCCGTCCAGGATGAACGGATACTCCACGGAGCGGTTCGACCTTGACGGCTTCATTGAGAAGCACGGCATCAAGGTCATCAAGCGGAGCCGGTACAAGGAGGGGGAGAAACTGGTTCTCGCGGAGTGTCCCTTCGACCCCAACCACAAGGACGCGGCCATCCTCCACCTGGACAACGGGGCGATTGGCTTCAAGTGCTTCCACAACTCTTGCTCCCACTACGGGTGGAAGGAGTTCCGCATCCACTACGATCCGTCCGCATACTCGCGAACCGACCGGGAGGAATACCGGAACAAGAGGTCATACTACGGGATGAAGAAGCCAGTCCGCACGGAGCCGGTGGCAGAGGACGCGAGGGGCAAGTTCTGGTTGTCAATGTCCGACATCAAGTGGGTGGATTCCTCGTCCATCGTCCACATCCCCACGGGCCTCATCCAGTTGGACGGCAAGATTGGCGGTTTCGCGCTCGGTGATGTGACGGTGTTGTCCGGCCTCTCCGGAGCGGGAAAGACCACCCTTCTCAACCAGTTCACCCTCACGGCAATCCAACACGGATACAAGGTGGCCGCGTGGAGTGGCGAGTTGCAGGGGCAGAGGTTCCAGTCCTGGCTTGACCAGATGGCCGCAGGGAAAGACCTCGTCAAGAAGAAGACAACGCCCTATGAGTTCTTCTACGCACCGCAGAATGTCTGCGTGGAAATCCACAAGTGGCTTGAGGGCAAGTTTTGGTTGTTCAACAACGAGTACGGATCGGAGTGGGAACTGTTGCAAGAGAAGATTCGCGAGATAGTGAAGGAGAACGGTGTGCAGCTCATCCTCCTTGACAACCTGATGGCGATTGACCTTGACGGCCCGTCTTCCGACAATGACTTGCAGACACGCCTCATCAAGGACTTGAAGGAACTGGCGAAGAGGGAGAACATCCACATCATCCTCGTCTGCCACCCGCGCAAGGAACAGTCCTTCCAGTTGCTCCGGAAGGAGTCCATCGCGGGGACGGCCAACCTCACGAACCTCTGCGACAACCTTCTCATCTCGCACCGCGTGGGGCGGGACTTCGAAAAGAGGGCGAAGGACTTCTTCGGTGAAGAGGATGTCCAACGGATGATGCAGTACGATTCCATCCTTGAGGTGGCGAAGAACCGGAGCCAGGGCATCGTGGACGAGGTCATCTGCCTCTACTACGAAAAGGAGACGCGGAGGATGAAGAACGATCCCGCAGAGAACATAATCTACGGGTGGCGCGAGACACCGACCATCGCGCCCATATTCAAGGAAGACCTTCCGGAAGACCTTCCGGACTTCGACAACCTATGGTACAACAAATAATCATTTACCTTTTTAATTCAACAAACAATGAACAAGAGTAACATCAACGCCCTCATCCGCGAACTGCGGAACGAGGCGCAGACCCTGCCCGCAGGGAAGAAGCGGGATGTGCTTTCCAAGTTGGATCGCATCGACCTCCACTTCCGGAGGGCCGGAGCCAAGACCCCGGCAAACAACGAGGTCACCGAAGACGAGGCCGAACGGTTCTCGTCCCAGGCCAAGACCATCTACAACTACCTTCTCGCAGGGAACACCCTCACCTCTATGGATGCGCTCCGCATCTTCGGTGTGGCACGGCTTGCCTCCCGCATCTGCGACATTGAGAAGCAGACGGGAATCACCCCCGCCCGCAGACGCATCCAGGTGGTGAACCGCTTCGGCAAGGAGGTCTATGTGAACGAGTACTGGATCGAGCAGGGGGAGTGAGTATGAAGAAGCTGATTGCAGACCTCCAACTCATCTGCGATGTCTACATCCGCGAGTCGGAACGGGGCATCAAGGCGATGAAGGGGAGCCAGTACTGGACGGGATACCACCGTGGGCAGCGCAACCTCGCGGAACACATCAAGAAGACATTGGAGGAAGCGAGATGAACCCGCAGAGACCGCAGATAGTATGGACGAAGGACAAGCTGTTCCTCATCCGCACCTACTTCCCCACGATGTTCAACAAGCCTCTCGCGAAGTGGATCGGATGCTCCGAACGGACACTCATCCGGAAGGCGCGTGAACTGGGACTGGAGAAGGTGGAGAACTTCAACGAAGTCCGTGCCGATGACATCTCGCGCCTCCTTTCGGACGCAGTCAAGAAGGCGTATGCGGAAGGTCGCATCGTGTCCCAGTTCAAGAAGGGCGTGAACAACAACCCGGACTGCGAGTTCAAGCCGGGCCACAAGTTCTCCGAAGAGATTGAGGAAGCGAGGAAGGAGAAGATTCGGAGGACATTCAGGAGAAAGAAACTACTGGCAATCTACGGACTATCAAGATAGGGCGTGATGGAAATCAAAGGTAAAGTTCATTGTCTCTTCGAACAGTCTGGGACATTCAAGCGGGAGTTCATCAAGATGGGAATCCCTGCGGAGGACTATGACATTCAGGACAGTTTCGGAGAGACCGACCACCAAGTAGACCTCTTTGCGGAGATCGAAAAAGCCTATGGGGGGGGGTCAAGTATCTTTGATTCAATCACTTCCGATGATTTGATTATGGCTTTCTTCCCCTGCATATACTTTTGTTCCGCATCGCAGATGAACATCGGTTTCAACTCCGTGAACAACCGGAAGCTGTCAACGATGGAAAAGGCGAAGGTGGTTTTGGAACGGTCTCACAATAGAGAGTACTTTTGGGGTATTGCTGTGAAAATGATTGCGGTTGCGATGGATCGCGGTCTCCGGCTTATTATGGAGAATCCGTGGAGTGAGCAGACCTTCTTGAAATCAAACTTCATCTTATCCCCGTCATTGATTGACAACAACCGGACACTCCGTGGAGACTATTTCAAGAAGCCAACCGCCTATTGGTTCATCGGTTGTGAACCAACGCGAGGCTTGACAATTCAAAAGGACAAGAAGGCCGTCCGTGTATTCGATGCTAAACCCTCCGGCAAGGCCGGACTCTGCTCGGAAGATCGTTCGATGATTTCACCAGACTACGCACGGAACTTCATCTGCGACTTCATCCTGGGCAAGACTCAAGTAAACACACAACTATCACTATTCTAATTTCAATTTCAACTATGGCGTATCTTAATTTAGTACAGCTCATCGGTGCGGTCGGCAACGATCCGGAAGTCCGCACCGTGCAGGGAGGCGCGAAGGTCGCGCAGTTCAACCTCGCAACCACCGAACGGTTCAAAGACCGGGACGGCAACCAACACGAAGACACCACCTGGCACACCATCGTGGTATGGAACAACCGCGCAGACTTCGTGGAGAAGTATGTCAAGAAGGGTTCCAACCTCTTCGTCTCCGGCAAACTCCGCACCCGCAAGTGGACTGACCAACAAGGCAACAACCGCTATCCCACGGAGGTACTCGCGGAGAACATCCAGATGCTTGACCGCAAGCCGAAGGATGCCAAACCCGTGGACGAAGACCTCCCGGACTTCCTCCAAATCTAACCGACACAACACAAAACTACTGGTACTATGAGCAAGTCAATGAAGGCGGTCAAACCCGCCACTCCTACGAAGGAGGAACAAGCCAAGCGAGTGTCAATGTACCTCGCGCAGAAGAAGGAGCAGCTCTTCCAGGGATGCCTCTTCGCCCTGCTCTCCAACCCCGCCATCGTCAAAGACCACATCGCGATGAATGGCGTGGTGGACACCGCGAACGGTCTCGCGGGAATCGCACTCAAGAAGATGTACAACCTTGACGAGAAGGAGGACAAGTGATGGAAGACAACAACAACGAACTGGAACTGAACCTCGCCAATGTCCTCGTCATCATCCTCTCCGTCTTCGCCATCGTGGGGGTCTTCGCCCTCATCTGGGCCAAGTGGAAGGTGATGCAGCTCTCCTTCTCCATCGTCATCGCGGTCGGTCTCATACTGGCGTTAGTGCCGGACAAATACCTCAAGTGATGCTCGTTATCGGGATCGACCCAGGTTTGCACACGGGACTGGCGGTGTGGGACACATCCTCCCGCCAGTTCCTTGACATCCGTTGCTCCGGCATCGTTGGCGCGATGGACTACCTTGAGGAACTCCGCAAGACGCGGGGGATCGGACTGGTGGTCTTCGAAGACGCGAGGCAGCGCACCTGGATTCCGCGAGAGAGGGACATCCGGCAACTGAAGGGGCGGGCGATGGGGGCCGGCTCCGTCAAGCGGGACTGTTCCATCTGGGAGGAATGGTGCAAGGCGAGAACCGTCCAGTACATCGCCTCACGCCCCAAGCAGGGGATGACCAAGTTCACGGATGCCTACTTCCGTGGAATCACCGGATATGACCGGAGGACTAACGAACACGGGCGGGATGCCGCTATGCTCGTTTTCCAAAGGTAGCAACAACTATATTTTCAACCGTGACGAAGATGGAGATAATCGACCAACTGGCCCGCGAGAAAAGGGTGGAGACTATGTTGGCAAACATAGCCAAGAAACCCGTCTCCGGAACCCTTGAGGACTTGTGCCAGATGGTCTACCTCATTCTTTTGGAATACGATGACGCGAAGATAGTGGACTTGTGGGAGAACAACCAAATCAACTTCTTCATCGCACGGATTCTTATGAACCAGTACCGCAGTACCAACTCGCCCTTCTACAAGCTGTTCAGGAAGTATGAAAGCAAAGCGACCGACATCGAAACCCTCCGGGAATGCTGAAGCGGCCTACCGCGAGTTCAAGGAGATAGAGGAAGAGTACCTCTTCGACCCTTCCGTGATGAACGAGGACGAGACGCGTGTGCGGACTGTGAAATGGATTATTGACAACAAACTCAACCGGGTGGACAAGACCCTCATCCTCTTGTACGCGGACTGCCTATCGTACCGGAAACTGGGCAAGAGGATGGGGTTCAGCCACACTTCAATAAGAGATGAAATAGTGCGGATAAAGAAAATCATCCTGGAAGAGTACGCAAAACTGACAACCAATGGACAACAAGACTGAACTGGGAGCCTGGACTTTCAACTACATTTCGGACGGACACACGCACTCCGTCACCATCCACGCGGAGACCTTTGAGAAGGCCGTGGACATCTTTGAGAAGAACTTCGGTGAAACAACCTCATTTATGGTCTCGGTATGAAATCGCACGAATACACCGACAAGCTGCGCCATCTTGAATGGTTGCGTGGCATCGTGAAGGACTATGAAGACACCCTCCGGTTCCTTGAGAGGGTCGGGAACGAGATAACATTCACTTCCATCAAGTACGATCACCACGGCCCCGGCTCCATCAATCTCAACAACCATCGCTCCATCCAGATGCCGTTCATCTTCTTCGGAATTGAGAACGCATTGAGCAAGGTGAAGGACGAGATAGCATCCATTGAGGAAGAACTGAAATCCGTGACTGTTGAACTATGAAACCACTTGATGAACAAATCGTTGATTCAGTACTTTCGGAACACATCGGAAGACTGGAAGCACTTATCCGCGATGCCTTCCAAAAGCATTTCGGGTTTGACATTATGGAGGTGAAGGATCGGGAGAACTTGAGAAGGGTGGTGATTGAGGGGGATGACATTGAGCGATTCCAGTACCGCGAGGAAACCTTCTTCATTTGGCAGAACCGGAGCCTTGACTTCAAGGTGGAGCAGAAGAAGGATTGCTTCGAAGTGACCCTCACAACCAAAGTTGCCCAAGTATGAAACCCTACACCGACATACTCCTTCTTTCCCTCGTTGTCATCTGGATAGTGGATGTATCCGGCTTCACCGCCTCTTGGATGGATGCACTCTCCCGGTGGCTCAACCGACAAATCAAGCCGGTCAAGCCGTTCGCCTGCTCACTTTGTATGACCTGGTGGACGGGACTGGCCTATGCCCTCATCACCGGAAACCTGACCATCCCAATCATCGCGTACATCGCCCTGCTGGCATACCTCTCGTTTCCGATTTCACAGTTAATGATATTTATTCATAGCACATTGTTGAGATGGATGTCACCCAGATAATGGATGCGGTTCGCGACCTCCCTATGGGAGCCAAGAAGGTTCTCGCATACAAGGTGATCGGAGAGATTGACCGAATAGAGAAACTGGAGGGTGTCATCCAAAGGTGGGACACGGTTCTCTTCCTCGCGATAAGGGTCACCGGGTATGACTACCATCCGGGAAGCAGGGACGCGCAGTCGGTACTGTGCAGAACCATCTCCGCTTGGAGGCTTATGGAGGAAGGGTACACGGTCTCCGACATCGCAAGGGCGATGGGCAAAGACCACTCAACCGTCTCCTACTACGCAAGGCAACGAAAGGACGCACTCGCGCTCCCGATGGCCTACCGCGAACACCTCACGATGTACGGCAAACTTGCATTGGCATTGAACGATGGAAATGACTGACGAACAATTCAACACACTCGCGCAGTACGAACAACACTTCAAGACCGCGCTTGAGTGCAACTATTCCCGCTACCCCGGAAGGGCGGCCGTGGACACGATGTTCAACATACACCGCGCACTCACCGGCTCCCGCCTCAACCTCAACCGGAGCTGCTCCGTGTGCATCCTCAACCTCATCAAGTCCGTGGGCAAACTCTACAACCAGGAGAAGGCACGCAGGATCGCAGTACAACTGGAGGCGCAACGCATCGCTGAAGAGATGATGGCCAAGAAGGAAGAGGAACCCAAGCCGGACAAGGCGAAGAAGACCACCCGCAAGAAGAAGACCGCAGAATGACCTACAACCTATCAAACGGACTCCACTACCACCAGTTCCTCGAACGGGTTGACAAACTCTGCGAGAGGGGCGCGGTGGTGGAGCTGCGCGAACTCACGGGGCGGTCGAAGGCGCAGAACTCCTACCTACACCTCGTCCTCGGTGTGGTGGCTATGGAGACGGGCAACACCCTCGCCTTCACGAAGGATGTCTACTTCAAGAAACTGGTGAACCCGGACATCTTCTGCCTGATGAAGGATGACAAGATTATGGGCCGGGTTCCCGTCCTTCGCTCGTCACGCGACCTGACCATCGAAGAGATGAGTGTGGCGATTGACCGCTTCAAGAAGTGGTGCGCGGAGCAGGGCATCTACATACCGGAGCCGGAGGACGCAGAGAGGCTCAAGGACATCGAACTGGAGATGGGACGGATGAAGTCCTACCTCTAACGAGAAAGTGGCTAAAAACGAAAGGAAAATGGCAAAGGAAGGACGAGACGAGAAAGGCCGATTCGTGAAGGGCAACACCCACGGGATTACCACGGATGTTGCACGGGAACGGCAACTCCGCGCAGCCGAAGTGCGGAAGGAGAACCGCATTGTCGCAGATGCCATCCGCAGGGCCATTCTTGGAAAGAACAAGGAGACCGGGAATCCGGTCATTGATGACCTTGTCACCAACACCCTTGAACGGATGCAGAAGGGGGGATCGATGGGAGACCTCCGCGCAATGGCAGATGTCCTCGGTGAACTGGAGCAGAAGGTCACGGAGAACATCACGATGGAGATGAAGTTCAAATTCGGTGACGAATGACCTTCGTAGGATACACCCCATACCCGCACCAAAGGGCGGTACACGATGCAATGAAGGATGCGTTCCATTCGGGGCGCATCTTCGTGGTCAAGTCCAAACGGCAAGTGGGGAAGACCACGATGGCAGAGAACATCCTTCTCAAGGTTGCCATCGAACACCGCAACACCCTCTCTTGTCTGGTAGAGCCGACACTTGACCAAGCGAGGCGCGTGTACAAGGAGATGGTCAAGGCCATTGAGGAAACGCCCGTAATCAAGCGCAAGAACGATTCCCTGCTTGAACTGGAACTCATCAACGGCTCCACCATCATCTTCAAGTCTGCGGAGCAACGGGACAACCTACGCGGCTTCACCGTGACGGGCATCCTCGTTGTGGACGAGTGCGCCTTCATCCAGGATGACATCTTCGACATCCTCCAACCGACCACGGATGTGCATTCCGCTCCGATCCTACTCATCTCCACTCCGAAACTCAAGCAGGGGTTCTTCTACCGCTACTACTCCGCAGGGTTGACGGGCGAGAACCCCGGCATCGTGTCCATTGACTTCAACCAGTTCGACACATCCTTCCTCCTACCGAAGGACAAGTTGGAACAGTACCGGACGATGATGCCGAAGGCGCAGTTCACCACGGAGTACCTGGGCGAGTTCCTTGATTCCGACTCCATCCTCTTCTCCAACATCAACGAGTGCGTGTCCACCCCCACGAAGGGATGGAACGAGCTGTATGTGGGCATAGACTGGGGGAGCGGAGCCGGTGGGGACTACACCTCCGTCTGCGGACTGAACGAGCGCAGGGAGATGGTCTTCATTGACTACTTCAATGACAAGTCCACCTTTGAGCAAGCGCGGTACATCGCAGACCTTCTCGCCCTGAACGGGGGCAAGGTGAAGAACATCCTCGCGGAATCCAACTCCATCGGCACACCGATGATCGCCCTCTTGAAGGACGAACTGGAGAAGCGGAACAAGCGGGACATCTCCCACCTCGTCACCCCCTTCGTGACCACCAACTCCGAAAAGGTGAGGCTCGTCAACCAGTTGCAAGTGGCGTTGGAGCAGAAGGCCGTCACCCTCCTTGATGACCGGGGACTGTTGGTGCAGCTCTCCGCATACGAAGCCACCTACAACCCCCGCACGAACAATGTCTCCTACAACGCACCGCAGGGACTGCACGATGACAACTGCATCTCTACGATGCTTGCCCTTGATGCGCTTGAAAGCGGGCGCAGAACGGGCGTATACACACTTGGATTCAGACGCAGATGAACACAATAGACAACTACCGGAAACTCCCCATTGGGAAGTACATTGACATCGTCAACCTCTGCGAGACGGAGATGGACGAGTTAGACCGAAAGGTCAAGATTGTCGGCATCCTCACCGGACTGACCGATGACGAAGTGTTGAACCTACCGCTACCGGAATTCACGGAGTGCTGCGCGAAGGCGAAGTTCCTGGACAAGCATTGTCCGGAGAACCTCATCCCCTCCGTGAGCAAGTCCTACCCGGTGGGCAAGTTCACCCTCGTCCCCGTCACCGATATGAGGAAGGTCACTACGGCCCAGTACATTGACTTCATCACCTTCTCAAGGGACAAGGAACACAACATCGTGGAGATGCTTTCGTGCTTCCTCGTTCCGGTCAGGATGGACTACAACGAAGGCTATGACATACTGGAAGTCCACAACGCCATCAAGGCAGAGATGTCGGTCGCGGAAGTCCTCGCCCTGCTCGCTTTTTTTTTCAAGAGGTGGATGCAATCAGTTCGCAGTATCCAGTCCTCCTTAATCAAGGAGGCGAAGAGGATCGGGGACAAGGAGAAGAGGGAGACGATGTTGGAGATGATACGGGGCCTTCGACCTTCTATGACAAGTGGGGATGGGTCTCCGCAGTAGACCGCGTCTCCCAGACTATGCGCGTTTCGTGGAACGAAGTGTACCGGATGCCCGCGATTGAGTTCCTCAATGTCGCGTCCTACATCAAGGACAAGACGGAGGACGAGAAGAGGGCGATTGAGAAATGGAAGAAGACCAACTAACAATCAATACTATGGACAAGTACAAGTTTGAACTGACCAAAGACCGCAAGTGGGCGGTCTTGACCCGTGACTACTTTTGGCAGAGGTGGAAGCCTTACCTTTCCGGTGGGCAACCCATCGTCCGCGACACCATTGACGAGGCCCTCCGCGCAGTCGGTTCCGCGTGGTGGAAGGAGTTCAAGGTGCGCGTGAACTCCATCGGTGTGTACTGATATGGCAGAGGAACTCCTTGACCTGAAGAGGACGGAGGCCGTCCTTCAACAGCTTGCCGAAGAGGTGCGGATGGGGTATGTGAAGAACCTCGTCCGATCCGGCCATCCCACATACTTCGGAACGAACCGACTGACCGACACCATCACTTGCTTCGTGACGGTGGACGGACATTCGTGGTCTGCGTCCCTGCGGATGAACAAGTACTGGGAGTACCTTGAGGAAGGAACCGGCCCCGCCCGTGGAAGGGCGAAGTACTGGCCCAATTCGTCTGCCATCGCCAAGTGGATTGAAATCAAGCCAGTCATCCCCCGTCCGGACGAGAACACCGGGCGCATACCAACCCCCAAGCAGCTCACCTTCCTCATCTCGCGCAAGATTCACGATGACGGCATAGAGGGGACGCACGATTTGCAGAAGGCGAAGGAGGAAGTCATACCGCAGTACTACGAACGCATCCAGGAGGCCCTCACGGCAGACATTGGGGACTACCTCTGGAAGATGATTAAGTGGTGAGAGACCGCCCTGATTACAACGGGGCGGTTTTCTATATTTCAATGTCAAAAGATTCGCTATGGCCGTACCAATTTGGAAAGACAAGTTCGTGTCCCTCGGCTCGGTGGCATCGCAGTACTTCCGCATCCGCGTGAGTTCAACCACGATCTACCAGGGCAGGGCATACCGGGCAACCTCGTCCGGCAACCTCTATGTCCGCATCAATGACATCTGCGCGGACTATATGGCGCAACCCGTTCCCGTCCTCGTCCAGTCCTCCGCACCCGCAGGGCGTTTCCCCATCTCGTTCACCGTGCAGAAGTCATCCAACGGCTCTTCCTGGACTACCGTGGAGACGGTGGACTTCAACGATGACTGGAGTTATGACCCCAACTTCGACCCGTCCTCCAACGGGATGTCAGTCCCCATCACGGGACGGATCGACCTCCGGCAGAGGATTGTGCAGACCCGCTACACCAACAGCTCCATCACCGCCACGGCAAGGTATGGAAGCACCACGCGGAGCATCACTTGCAATGTCCTCACAAGCACGGACTTCTCCGCATTCTGGAACGCCCTCTCCGCAGCGGGCAAGGGTCGCGTGGAGTTCGACTGCGCCAACAACGCCACCTACTCCGGCAAGACCCTCACCTCGGTGACCATCGGTGCGGTGACCTACCAGGTGACGAAGGCTTGCCCCCGGTACTGTCTCTACTACAAGAACCCCTTCGGAGGGTATGACCACCTTCTCATAGAAGGGGCCGCCCACCTGAAGAGGGCGAACGCGAGGGACACCTTCAAGGCCGACTACAACAACACGGTGCTTGGCAGGGAGGAATGGAACTTTATGAACGAGACCACCGCGTCCCTTGAGCTGAACACCGGATACCTCACGGAAGACGAATCGTCCAGGATGCCGTACCTCCTTGACTCCCCGGATGTGTACCTCGTTGACCTCACCGCCCCGTCCAAGTACATCCCCGTGGTCATCGCCACGGACTCCTACGCGTACCAGTCGGTGAACACCCACGGGATGAAGATGAAGAACCACACCTTCGAAGTGAAGGTGGCGCAGAACACCTACAAGCGATGAGGAACAAGGTTGAACTGTACATTGAGGGTCTCCGTGCCGACTTGGACAACGGATCGTTCCTTCTGCTCAACTACACGATGGAGGACTTGTCCAACCCCACCATCGTGAGGAATTCGTTCTCACGGCAGATAACACTCAAGGGTACGCCACGGAACGATGAGATTTTCGGCCACATCCACCGGAATGACCGCAACACCCTCTACGGCTCCCCCTACACCGGCCCCTATTTCGACCCCTGCCGTAAGACCTCCTTCGTCATCTACAACGAGATGATGGAGATTCTTGAATCCGGTTACCTCAAACTGGACGGCATCACCACAAAAGGCAAGAGGCACGAATATAAGGTTACCTTATACGGGGGACTGGGTTCGTTCCTCTACGGCCTCTCCTACGATTCGTCCGGCAACAAGCTGACCCTTGCCGACCTTGACTTCGGTGAGACCCTTGACTTCGACATTGACCGCGACACGATCCTTGAGGCGTGGGATGTGCTTGCGGGGAACTCGGTGAACGCGAAGTGGGACATCCTGAACTTCGCCCCCGCGTACAACGGCAAACCCGCCTCCCCGTTCGATGCGAAGAAGTGCCTCGTCCACAACGCATCGGTCGGCCTCCCGGTCAAGGACGGGGACTATGCCGCGCAGGGCGGTTTCTCCCTCGTCACCCTTGACTCCGAAGTGACGGAGCAAGAGGCGAAGGACTACCGCTCCTACCTCCAACGGCCAGTCCTCCGGATGAAGGAACTCATCAACGCCATCTGCGATTCCTCCAACAACGGTGGATGGACGGTGAACCTTGACGCGGAGTTCTTCGTCAACACCAACCCGTACTGGGAGAAGGCGTGGCTCACCCTCCCCCTGCTCAACGAACTGAACCTTGACATCGTCCACACGAAGGGATGGGACAACTTCTCCGGAGGCACATTCACCATCCCCGGAGGTGGCAACCTTTCCAAGCTGTACACGGTGGATGTGAACTTCGCTATGGTCGGCTCCGGTGGAACCCTCGCGAACACGATGTACAAACTTGACCTTGAGGATGACTGGGCCGCGGGTATGTCCCCGGACGATTCGCCCGGCTACTACCTGAACTGGCTTGAGTTTGAGGTCATCGCGAAGGACGCGAACGATGTGGTACTCCGTCAGTTCACCTGGAGGGTGTCCACGAAGCAACCCCCGGAGTACTATCCGCAGATGGATGTCATCATTGACGGTGTCTACGAAGGCTTCACCCTCATCAAGAACGGCACGGCCTACGCACCGCACTTCACCATCCAGGAGTACGGCCTTGCGAAGGTGACGGTGAACTACTCGCAGAAGGGCATCGCGTGGGGACACCTCAACGGGTCTGCCGATGAATACAAGATGTGGCCGGAGTACTCCTACGATATGAACGATGGCGAGTTCTTCCGTTGCGACATCGAACTCTCCGGAAGCACGATTGACTATGACCTCTCCACCTCGTCCACGGCAAGGACTGGCGCGACCATCACGAAGGCCGCCCTCCTTTCCGGTGGCAACACCCCTGCGGACTACCTCCTTTCCTACTGCAAGATGTTTGGCCTCCAGTTGGTGTGCCACAAGGACGCGAAGGTGGTGGACATCCTTCTCCGAAAGAACCTCTACAACGGGGGGACGGTGGACATCAACGGACGGATAGACCGGGGGAAGGAAATCTCCAAGAAGCCGTTCTCGTTCGATGCGAGGTGGTACGCGTGGCGCAACGGGTTCCAGGGGGACTTCGCGGAGTACTACGCGAACAAGTACGGACGGCCCTACGGGGAGTTCCGAGTGAACACCGGATACGGATTCGATGCGGCCGAAAGGTCTATGACTGACGGCATCCTCTTCTCCGGTGGCGTGGAAGTGCTTGAGACCTCCAAGTTCTTCTGCGACCTCGTTGACGGCTCCACTCCGATCCCCGCAGTCTTCCTCGGTGGTGGCAAGTACGAACTGTACAAGGGTGGCGAGTCCAAGTCCTATGACCTCCCAAGCGCAATCGGCTTCGGGAAGACCTGGCTCAACACCTCCCTGCCGATGCACGATGACAAGCCGAAACTCCAGTTCCACGGGAAGGACAACGGCCACATTGACGAGCGGGACACCCTCGTCTTCTACGATGGGATGTACACGCCCGCGTCAGGACACATCACCCTTTCGGACGATACGCGTGAGATGATGTCAATGAACGGCAACAACCCTTGTTGGATGCCCGGCTACTGCGACTACGATTCGGACTGGCTCCTTGCGGGGATGCCCAAGTTCTCGCGCTACCTGATGAGCGGTTCGTCCGTGTCCAAGTCCCTTGACTTCGGTGACCCCCTTGAGGCGCAGATTCCAAGCATCACCTTCGGAGCCGGTAGTGCCGTGTTCTCCCAGTACTGGGAGAAGTACATCGGTGACCGCTACGATGACGATAGTGCCGTGGTTACTTGCTATGTGGACTTCCGTGGGATGAAGGTGGACGAGAACCTCTTCCGGCAATTCTACGCCTTCGATGGTGCAATCTGGGCGTTGAACAAGATTATTGACCACTCATTGACCACCTCCGGATGCACGAAGTGCGAGTTCGTGAAGGTGCAGTCAACAACCAACTATACTACGAACTGATATGGCAGACGGACAAGTAGATGTCAAGATTGTGACCGTTGATGCGGTCGCGAATCTCAATGACCTCAAGGAGCAGATAAAGAAGGCGAAGGACAACCTCGCCACATTGAACCTCGGAAGCAAGGAGTACCAGGCGCAGCTCAAGCAAGTGATCGAGGGGCAGAACCTTCTCCGTGCCGCGATGAACGGGACTACCGCGACTGCGGAACACCTCAAGGATGCCATCGACCAGGAGGGTACATCCTACAACTCCCTCGTCAACCAGATGGCCAACCTCAAGAGGGAGTTCCGTGCGGCCACCACCGAAGCGGAACGGGCCGATGTGGGAGGTCGCATCAAGGCGATAAACGATGAGTTGAAGCGGATGGACGCGATGAAGGGGGACTTCCAACGGAATGTGGGAGACTACTTCAACCAGGTCACCGCACCGATGAAGGAAATCATCAAAGACCTCCCTTCCGGACTGAACGCCATCAAGGGGCCGATGGACGATGTGACGAAGTCCCTCGGTTTGATGGGCAAGCAACCGATCCTCGGAATACTGGGACTGTTGGCTCCGCTCATCTCCGAAATCGCGCAGGGCGTGAAGGAGAATGACAAGGCACTCGCGGGGGTGAAGAAGCTGTTGGATGCGCTCAAACCCGTGATGGACTTCTTCTCCGGCATCCTTCAGGATGTGGTGGAGTATGTGGGTGACCTCATCACCCAGGCCGCCTCGTTCCTCTCGTCCTCCGGCATCCTCAACCAAATCATCCAGGGCGTGATGGGCGTGGGCAACGCCATCCTCAAGTTCGTCATCGCCCCGTTCAAGGGCATCGTGGAAGCAATCAAGGTGTTCAAGGAGGAAGGCGTGAAGGGCATCGGAAACGCGGCCAAAGCCTTCGGCCAAGAGATGAAGGCGGGCGTGGCCTTCAAGGAGAACTACCAGTCCGGTGTGACATTCGCGGACACCATCGTGGCGGGTGCGAAGTCCCGCAAGCCGGGAAAGGAGGTCGCGAAGGACATCAAGAAAGACCTTGAAGAGGAACTGATGACCGCAGACGATCTTGAGAAGATTTGGGAGAAGGCTATGTCCAAGATGCTCTCCAAGATGCGGGAGAAGTATTCCTTCGACAAGGAGATGCAGGGAGTGATTGACGAGCAGAACGCACTCATCGAAGCGGAGGTGGAACAGTACATAGCCGCCCTTGAGGAAGAGATGCAAGCGGAGGAACGGGCGAGGGAGATGGAGGTGAAGATGGCGAAGGAGGCGGCCAAGCAGAAGATGGACACGATGCAAGCCTACGCGTCCGGTGTGTCCTCCCTCACCTCAAGCCTCGCAGACCTGATGGAGAACGAGGGCAAGTCGGCCAAGAACCTACGCATCGCGTCCGCGACCATTGATATGATTTCCGGTGCGGTCACGGCCTTCTCCACGGCACAACAACTGGGGCCTATCGCGGGGCCTATCGTGGGAGCCATCAACGCGGCGGCCGTCATCGCGGCCGGACTGGCGAACATCGCGAAGATTCGCGCCACCAATGTGTCGAAGGATTCCACCCCGTCCACCCAGGCTCCGGAGACTCCCACGGTGTCCGCGCCATCCCTTGACACCGCAGTACCGACCACAACCGTGGTGAGCGGAGCAAGCACGGAAGCGGCCTTGAACCGCGCTATGGAGCCGAATCCGGTGTACATTCTGCAAAGCGAACTGGAGGCTTCCGCACTCGCATCGAAGGTTCAGGTGGAAGAGTCTTCCTTCTAAATCTTACGATTTTTCGCAAAACGATATATCCCCCCAAAAAGCGAACTGTCTATGGTCACTATTGGGGGGATACCCGTATTTGATGCGCTCATCACGGACGAAGAGACCGGGATGATGAAGATTTCGTTGGTGGACGATCCGGCCGTGATGTCGGACTTCCTCGCCTTCGACAACATCCGCAAGATGCAGATGTACTCCGTCACCGATGACGAGAAGAGGCTTGTCCGTGGCGTTGTGATGCGGGCCGACTTCCCCATCTACCGCAGGGATGACCGGCTCGGTGAGTACTACATCATCTACAAGCCGGAGACCATCCGCGTGATGGCAGAGAAATACCTTGCCGAATCCCGGCAGAACATTCTCAATGCGATGCACCAGGGCGAAGACTTGCCGGACATCTATATGGTGCAGTACTTCATCAAGGGTGACGGGGTCTCCGTTGACGGCTTTGATGACATCGCGGACGGCTCCCTCTTCGCGGAGTTCCACATCCTCAATGACGATGTCTGGAAGGCGGTGAAGGACGGCACATACAAAGGGTTCTCCCTTGAGGGTATGTTCGACCTCACCCCGGAGCGGGACAAGCAGACCGTGGAAGAGATTGTTGATGACCTTGACGGCCAGTTCTCAAGAATTTTCAAATCCTTTATCAAAAGCAATATGAGTAAAATCAATCGTTTCCGTGCCGCGCTTGCGAAGCTGCTGGCCGTTTTCGGCAATGTCACCACCGACAAGGGCGTTCTCGCCTGGGATGGTGAGGAAGACCTCAAGGAGGGCGATGCCGTGTACATTGAAGACCAGGAGGGCAACCGCGAGGCGGCCCCGGATGGTGACTACATCACTTCGGACAACAAGACCATCGTAGTGGTGGACGGCAAGGTGTCCGAAATCCGCGACCCGGAGGCAGAGGTTGCCCCGGAGGAAGCACCCGCCAACGAAGAACCGGAAGAGGCCTTCGGACGCATCGCCACCGATGGCGGTGAACTGGTGTGGGAAGGCGAGGAAGACCTGAAGGCCGGTGATGCCGTCTTCGTGGAAGGCGAAGAGGGTCTCGTTCCCGCCCCGGACGGTGAGTACAAGACGGAGGACGGCAAGACCATCGTGGTGGTCGAAGGCAAGGTCGCGGAGATTCGCGATCCGGAAGCCGAAGTCGCACCCGAAGAGGCCCCCGAAGTGGAAGACCTCCGCAAGGAGAACGCGGAACTCCGCTCCCAGGTGGAGACCCTTTCCAAGAAGGTCGAAGAACTCTCCAAGATGCCCCTCGCGGAACCCGCACACGAAGAGGTGAAGGCATCCGCGACCGCGCAGAAGACCGGAATCAAGGGCCTTGACCGACTCGCTGAAATGCTCCGCAAGTAGCATTTTCTTACGGCTTATCGCAATACGATATTTCAAGCGCAGAAAACCATTAAAAATTCATACAACTATGGCTGTTACCAACTTCCTCGTCACCGGACTGGCCGACTATGTGGCCACCAACCGTGACCTCATCATCGCCTCCTTCGGCCTTCCGAACACCGGAACCCGTGGGCGCATCGGCATCCAGACTGGCATCAAGAAGGATGCATACCTCAACTACCTCCACCTGGAGGCCGCCTTCCAGGATGGTTCCTCTTGCGGTTTCAACCCGCTTGACGAAATCGCCCTCGCCAACAAGGTCATCAACACCGCGGCCATCAAGGTGGACGGCCAGATTTGCCCCGAAACCCTGCTCGGCAAGTATGCGGAGTATCTCGTCCGCATCCGCGCCACGGAGAACGAGCTGCCGTTCGAACAGTACATCGTGGACACCCTCATCGGCCAGATTAACAAGGGCATCGAGAAACTCATCTGGCAGGGTGACACGGGAAGTTCCGACCTCATTGACGGCTTCCTGACCCAGTTCACGGCCGATGCCAATGTGGTGGCCGTGACCCTCACGGGTGTGACCGCCGCCTACGATGCCGTCAAGGCCGTGTACTTCGCTATGCCGGAAGAGGCCCTGGAGAAGGGCGGTGTCATCTTCGTCGATCCCGCCATCTTCCGCGCCCTGCTCAATGACCTGGTGGTTCTCAACTACTACCACTACGATATGGGCAACGGCAACCCGGAGGAAATCCTTCTCCCCGGCACGGATGTCCGCGTCATCAAGACTGCGGGTCTCGCCTCCACCAACGCCATCGTGGGAACCTTCGCGGACAACCTCGTCTACGGCTGCGATATGGAGAATGACAACGAGGCCGTTGACATCTGGTGGAGTTCCGATAACCGTATGTTCCGCTACGAAGTGAAGTGGAACTCCGGTGTGGCCTACCACTTCTCCGAACTCATCGCGGTCGGTGCGATGGACGATGCCCCCGTTCCGATGGGTGCTTGCCCGTGTGCCGCCCCTGCGAGTGAGGGTGAGTAAACCCAACATCTTCGCCACAAGCGACTGAATCCCGGAGGGTGGGGCAACACCCGCCCTCCATCATTTAACGCCTAAAAACGAACGCAATATGGCTTGCTCACAGACCCTTGCGGGTATCGCCCGCGACTGTTCCTCCAATATGGGAGGCATCAAGACGGTCTACATCGCGAACTTCGCTGATGTGGCTTCCGTCACCGTGACCTCCGGGGTTGTGACCGCCATCACGATGGAGGCATCCAAGAAGTTCTACAAGTACGCCTTCTCCCCCAACACTTCCTCCTTCACCTCCAACTGGAATGTCAGTCCGGAGAACGGGACGAAGTATGTGGAGACCCTCCTGACGATGGTGTTCAACAAGATGGACGCAACCAAGCGGCTTGAGATTGTCGCACTCGCGCAGACCGAAATGGTGGTTGTTGTGGAAGACAACAACGGCACGATGTGGTATCTCGGCTATGAGGAAGGTGTCCGTCTCACCGCCGGATCGGACGGCCAGACCGGAACGCAGAGGGGAGACCGCAACGGCTACACCGTTGTCCTCCAGGACATCGCGGGAGAACTCCCGATGACCTGCACGGCCACCCCGACCACCTAAACCATCCCCATCCTCCAACCCAGTACTCCCTGCCGGAAGCGGTGGGGAGTCTTTGTTTTTACGAAAATCCGCGAAAGTATATTTGACGGCAAGATGATTTACTTGAGCAACACAACGGACGCGCAAGTCGCGTATGTACCCCGCGACACGGAAGTGCCGGAGGGTGCGACCATCCGCTTCGCGATGAAGTCCACGGTAGACCTTGACACCGTGGTGAACGCCCTCGTCATTGATATTGGAATCCTCAAACTCTACTTCAATGTGGCGTTGACCCTTCCGGAGGGTGTGACACCGGGCGAGTACCAGTACGAACTGACGGCAGACGGGGATGCCCTCTCCACCGGACTACTGGTGGTGCGGGACAACGGGTTGCAGACCGAAGAATACAACAAAGAGATAGAATATGAACAGTACCAAAGCTGACAAGGTGCGGGCGAATGTGTCCTTCGCGGCCATTGACCCCTACATCGAATCAAACATCGTGTTACCGAAGGAGACGATGGTTCGCGGGAAAGACCGTGTAGAATGGGGTGATAGGGACACCTACCCCGACTATCTTCTCTCGCTTGGGGAGCAAGTCCCCACACTCCGATCCATCATCAAGGGAACGGTTGACTTCATCGTTGGAAACGAGGTAAAGATTGAACCTCTCCGTCTTGGTATGGAGAACGGGGTGATGAACCTCCAGGACATTGACATCACCGAAATCGTCAACCGCCTCGCGTTCGACCTTATGACCTTCGGTGGGATGGCCCTCCAAATCATCCGTGGGCGTGACGGCAAGCCGTCCGAAATCTATCACATCCCCTTCCACTACCTCCGTAGCAACAAGGAGAACACCGTGTTCTACTACTGCGAGGAATGGACGAAGAGGACGAGCAAGAAGGTGACGGTCTATCCGGAGTTCATCGCGGACATTGAGGACAAGTGGGCAACCCTCTCCGAAGAACAGCGCAACTCCCACGCATCGTCAATTCTCTATGTCAAGACCGACTCCCTGCACACCTACCCGATGCCAGTATACGCGGCCGCGGTCAAGGCTTGCGAGACGGAGCGGATGATTGACGATTACCACCTCAACTCGGTGGCGAACGGATTCAATCCTTCAATGATTATCAACTTCAACAACGGCATTCCCACCGATGAGATGAAGGAAGAGATCGAGCGGGCGATTGATGAGAAATTCGGAGGCCCGCAAAATGCCGGAAGATACATCCTATCGTGGAACCAGAACAAGGAGTCCGCGACCACCTTCGAAGTCCCCAACATCACGGACTTCGGTGAGAAGTACAAGGCCCTCGCGGAGTCTTGCCGTCAGCGCATCTTCACATCCTTCAGGGCGAACCCCAACCTCTTCGGCATTCCAACGGAAGGAAATGGATTCGCCAACGAACAATATGAGGAATCCTTTACACTCTACAATCGCACCCAGGTGATGCCGATGCAGGAACTTATCAAGTCCGCGTTCGAGAAGATTTACCGCAGGGCAGATGTGCTTGAGATTGAACCGTTCTCAATGGGAGACAACGGAGAGACCGCGACATCCCTCGCCTCGCAGCTCGGTGTCGGTGGAACGCAAGCCTTGATGGGTGTGGTGGAATCCACCGTTATGACTGCGGAGCAGAAACTGGGAACCCTCCAAGTCCTCTTCGGACTGGATGACGAGGCCGCCCACAAGATACTCAACCTCCCCTATACTCCGGCCCCTGAAAACGAATAGACTATGGCAGACAAGGAATTCCTTCTCGTTTCGGAGACCTTCGTGAAATCGGTCTCTTCCATTTCCGACAATGTGGCCGGAAAGTACATCCAGTCCTCCATCCGCGAGGCCCAGGAAATCTCCCTCAAGTCCATCCTCGGAACCTGCCTACTGGGCAAGTTGAAGGAACTGGGACTGGCGAAGGAGTTGGACGAGCCGGAGAATGTCGCATACAAGGACTTGGTGGACAAGTGCCAGTACTACCTCGCCTACACCGCCATCGTGGAACTGACCAACAAGGTCTCCTACAAGATCGGCAACTTCGGTGTGGCGAAGTCCAACGATGAGAACCTCACCGTTGCCACCCAGGACGAGATTGCGAAGATGCAGTACTACTACCAGTCGAAGGCCGACTTCTGCGCCCTTGAGATTCAGCAATGGCTTCTTGAGAACCGCACCGCCTTCCCGGAGCTGACCGACTGCGTCTGCAAGAAAATCCAGTCCAACCTCTACTCCGCGGCCTCTTGCGGACTGTGGCTCGGTGGCCCACGCGGGCGTGTCTCGCCAATGAACCCCATTAACACCCTCAAGCGATGACCCTCACGGAAACCATACGGCAGATTGAGACCGTGGCATCGGGGACACCCTCCGTGTCCTCCATCGTGCGGAATGACATCTTCCGTCTCAACTCCCTTCCGGACGCGGAGTACGCGGTCTTCGGATGGACGCAGGGAATCCACACCGCGAGTGTGGAATCGTCCCTCGTCACCTTCCAGTTCACCCTCTTCTACATAGACCGGCTCCGTTCCGACAAGCGGAACGAGTTGGAAATCCAGTCGGTGGGCATCCAGGTGCTTGACAACATCATCCGAACCCTCAACGAGAACGGGGTGTTCTGCGACTCCCAGTACACCTTCACCACCTTCCGGCAGAGGTTCCTTGACGAGTGCGCGGGGGTGTTCACGAATGTGTACCTCACCGTCCCGGTGTCCGACCTCTGCGAAGAGACCTACGCGGACTTCAATGACGATTTCAATGTGGACTTCGCCATCGGCAAGGATGGCGTGAAAATATATTAGGCTATGGACACCTGGAAGACAATGGACATCAAGCAGAAGTTCGCCATCGTGACTGCGGTGGTTGCCTTCATCGCGGGATGGGGACTGACCATCGCGGGGTTCGTCATCCCTCCGGAGGGCGAGGTCGCGGATTCCGTCTTGTGGATACTGGGCCAGTCCCTCATCTACACGGCATCGGTGCTTGGCATCGGGATGTACTTCAACAACCAGATGGTCAAGTTCCGCACCGACACGAAGCGGTACATAGACCGGGAAATCCGCGAAGAGAGGGAGGCCGACAATGAGGATTGAAGTCGAACGCAGATGGAAGAAGGAGACCTACACGATAGGCCGCCTCTATGTGGACGGTGTCTACTTCTGCAACACACTTGAAGACAAGTCACGCGGACTCAAGCAGACCGACTCCACCTTCTTCATCAAGCAGAGGAAGGTGTATGGCGAGACGGCAATCCCCACGGGGACATACAAGGTCGCGATGAATGTGACCTCGCCAAAGTATGCCGCGGTCGCGTGGTACTGGCAGCTCTGCCGTGGCAAGATGCCCCGCCTCCTGGATGTACCCGGCTTCGAAGGCATCCTCATCCACCCCGGAAACAACGCCCTTGACACCCTCGGCTGCATCCTTGTGGGGAAGAACACGAAGGTGGGGCAACTGACCGAAAGCAAGGCCACCTTCAAGGCCCTCTACAAGGAGATGGAGAAGGCCGTCAAGGAGGGCGAAGACATCCTGATAACGATAGAATAGGGAGGGTCGCGCAATGTCCTTTGTTAAACAACTGGCAGCAACCGTGGGTTTATGTTTTCTTGTGGCCCTCCCTTCTTGCTCCCCCAAGATTGTGGAGCGCGTGAAGGTGGTCACGGAGTACCGCAATGTCTACCAGGTGGACACCACGATCCAACACGATTCGGTCTACATCCGCGAATGGGTGAAGGGTGACACCGTCCGGATAGTGGAGTACCGCGACAAGTATGTGTACCGCTACAAGACAATCCGCGACACCCTCATAAAGCGCGATTCCGTAGCCGTGGAGACACTCAAGGAGGTCAAGGTGGAGAAACCCCTATCGTGGTCGCAGAGGGCGAGATTGGGCGCATTTCCGTGGGTTCTGCTCGTTGCGATGGGACTGGCGGTCTGGACATTCCGGAAACCGCTTGGCAAATGGTTTACGAAATTGTGGGAATTGATATTTAAGTAGCAAAAGACAAGTAGAGATATGGCAGATTTCAATGCACTTCAGGCCCTCATCAACGCCTACATCAAGAAGAACGGTGTCCAGGCGATCACGGGGCAGATACTGAACGGCATCCTCAACGGGATGGTCACCGCCCTGGGCAAGGGATACACCATCGCGGGGTCGGCAGACCCTACCACCGATCCGGGGACTATGACGGGGCCGTTGGCGTACATCGCCTACACCGCAGGGACTTACACCAACTTCGGTGGACTGGAGGTGGAGCAGGGCGAGGTCGCGATGCTCATCTACAACGAGGACTTGTGGCACAAGGAAGTCCTCTTCTCCCTCGCGGCAGCAGCTTCCGTTGACGCGAATGTGGGGACTCCCTCCGTGGATGTCTCCTTCGTGGACGGCCTCCTTACCTTCGACTTCCACAATATGAAGGGCAACCCCGGTGTTGACGGAGAGGATGGCGATGCGGCCGGATTCGGTACTGTGAACGCCACCGTTGACTCCAATGTCGGCACTCCGGGAGTGACCGTCCAGTCCTCCGGCCCCAATACCGCCAAGAACTTCACCTTCCAGTTCACCAACCTGAAGGGCGAGACGGGCGTGACCTCCGTGGTGGCAACCGTGGACAACACCTCCGGCAACCCGCAATGCGCGGTCTCCCTCAACGGCCAACAGCTCACCCTCGCCTTCACCGGACTGAAGGGAGCGCAGGGTGACACCGGATCGAGTGTTGACTATCCTTTCACCATTGTAAACAACCTCACCACCAACGATGCGACCCAGGCGTTGAGTGCCGCGATGGGTGTCCAACTGGAAAGCGAAGTCAGTCAATTAGAGGCCAAAGTAGGTGAGATTTCTATCCCGTTCGTGAACGGAATGTCGGTCGCTCTCGGTGGAACTATCGGTGCGACACTTACCCTAACACCACAGGTGGAAAACGCATATCGCTATGCCATCGTGAACTGCAAGAAAGGCGATGTGTTCACACTTACCGGGAAGGGCGGTGCAAGTACAAGACTATGGGGATTCGTGGACGCAAACAATGTCCTTCTTGCCGTTTCTTCTGCCAATCTGCAAGCGACCGACCTTAAACTTATTGCCCCGGAAAATGCCGCAAAGTTCGTTATGAACTCCAGCATTTCGGCATCCTTGTTCTATTATTCCTGTACCTCGGTAGATTACCGTATGGCGGCTATGAAGGCCGAACTTGACGGGAAGATAGATGTGATAGACACCGAATTGGAAATGTCAAAGAAATACATAGACATTTCTACAAGGCAACAGAGGTTGGTCGGTTATGCAACCAAAACGGGAACATTTACCGGAATCGGTACTGCCGGGCAGTCTTTCCTTTATGTCCCGGTTGAATCTGGGAAGGCATATCGTTTCACTGGGACATACAAAGTTGTGGCCGGGTATGCCGACCTCATATTCTACACGGGGATTCCGCAGAACAATGATGTGGGTGTTGTCCTTGATGCGGATAAAGCGAATGGCACTTCGTTTGATGTCCATTTTATCGCCCCGTCAAATGGCTATGTCTTCCTATGGTCTTCAAACAAGACTAACCTTTACGATGCTTTCTTCCTTGAAGAAGATGATTCCGTCATAGATGCTCTTGAAAAGACTGATAAGGAAATCAAGGAAGCCATCAACTACACAGCGGAATCAGTCCCGGTCATTAGTTTCACTTCATTAAAGGGGTATGTTACTGCGGCTGGTACATTCGACCAAATAGGTGTGCCTTCGTACACTATTACAATGAAGTATTTCCCGGTATCAGCCGGGACTCCGTATCGTTTTGTCGGTACGCACCGAAACATAAACGATTACGGGAGTATCGTGTTCTCCGAATCAGTCCCCGTTACAGGAGATTTCGGCATCATCATAAAGGCATCCGTCTCCGGGGCATCGTTTGATGTTCAGTACACCCCGGACTTGGACGGGTATGTATTTTTGGATGTGGCAACCGTAGCGGTCACGAAGACAATACCGGAGCAAAAAATGCTCTTGAAGGAAAGTGTTTTCGGAGATTGCCTCGTTAAAGAAATTAAATTAGTTGATGTTGCATATCAAGGGAAATACATAAGCACATCGACGAATAAAATCGTGGACACGGCAACTAATGGTTGTTTTGTTGTCCCGGTTGTAGAGGGGGAACGAATTTTTATCCGTGCAAAAGTAGTGGCATTTGGGAGTTATGCCGTGGTGGGATTTTCGGAAGGATTGACGGAAGGAGACGATGCAACTGTCTTGCTTTCCGTCCCAAGCGGCCCGATAGATTATTCGTATGAAAACGAATTTGTCGCACCCAAAAACGGGTATCTTCTCGCTTGGTCAACTCACTCTGAATATGGTAGTTCCTTTTATGTGGAGATGTTCCAAATCAAGGAACGGCAGAAGGAACTCTTTGACCGATACCTGCCGGAGACCTTGAAAATCCAGACCTTTGGAGACAGCATTACGGACAACTATTGGGGTGATATGTCATCGTGGGTGTCCTACATCCCGGACAACATCAAGAACACGGAACTGACAATCGTAAATTCTGCGGTTGGCGGTGCTGGAATTGGCGGTAACGGTGAATACAATCTTCCGCACCAAGTGATGAATGGATACACAAGGACGGGAGGAACAGTCGCACCGCCTTTGGATTCCACATCGGACATTGTTGTCATACTTTGCGGTACAAACGACTATGCGGCTGGGCAAACTATGTCAAGCGTTACTGGCAATCTCGCAACATCCCTGCAATACATCTTTGAACACTCGAAGGCGAAGGTGCTTTTCTGCACTCCCTTGCAGAGATACAACACTACAGACCAAGGATTCAATACGGATGAAAATGGTGTCCCGGTAAATTCTAATGGTATGACACTCCGGGATGTGTGCGATGAACTTGTCAAGGTGTGCAGGCGTTTCTCTGTCCCCGTCCTTGACCTCAATGCGGATGCGAACATCAATCGCTACAACATTTTCGACTATTCCCTTGACGGACTGCATCCGCATAGGTGGGGAGATGCCTATGTCTCCCGTCTTATCTGCGAAAAGATAAAGGCGATGATGCGGTACGATTTGCAGTAATCCACACACTTTCGGCCCTAATTGATTGAGTTTTCGCTTTGATAAGTCGCTGAAAATTCGTAACTTGTAAGAAAAAGAAGGACTATGAATATCAAAGATTTGATGGTCGGGGATTGGGTGCAAAATGACCTCGGCGAAATCCAACAGGTTTCCGAACTGCAAGAAAG